ACCGCCATACCGAACTTCATCTCGCCGTCTTTGTTCTCATTCTTACGAGTAACCACCTCATCAAATGCGATGTCATACTTACCGCCTGCAACACCCTTCGGTGTGCCATAATTGTAATTAAGCTGTGCTGCCATTACTGATTACCTCCTTCTCTTTCAATCATTCTCTGTCTTGCAGAGTTTGCGAGACTCTCGTTGGAGTCCATTCTTGTCTTAGGAGCCTGTGCTTTCATCTGCTCCTTCTGATATGCGACATTCTTACGCTTGTTGACTTCGCCAACTGCAAGGTCGTACATAGCGTCGATGTAGGCATCAGATTTGCCATCCATACGCATATTAGGAAGAACCTTGGCGATAATCGACTTCTTCCCTGCCTTGATGCTCATTGCCTCAAGACCGTCCATATGGAGTTTATCTCCAATACGGCAGATGCTGAGTCTCTGACGGAAGATTTCATCTGCGGAGTCTGCGTTCAAGGACTTGGACTCGTCATCTGAACTGTCCTCATTCTTTTCCTCATCTTCCTCATCACCGTCTTTGTTGCAATCCTCGTCATCTGCGGCGTGATTACCCTCAGCCTTCTCCTCTGCAAAGAATTTCTCAAGGCAAGCGAGGAGCATATCAATATCCTCATCCTGCTGAGCGATAACGCCCATAGCAGACTCAGTATCCTCCGGGTCATTCTCGGAGTCTCGTCTGTCTCTACGGTCCTTTACCATCTTCGCAATATCTTCGGGAGTGCTGCCCTTTTCTTCTTCTGCCGGGGTCTCCTCTCCATCGCCGTCAACAGCTTCTTTCTCCTCTGCTGCAGGTGCAGGTGTTTCGGTTGTTTCTTCGGCATCAGTTTCGGCATCCTTTGGTTCTTCTTTGCCCGCGGAACGCTCTGCTTTTCTCGCCTTATAAGCAGCGATAGCATTTTCGAGTTCTTCCGGAGACATTGCCCCACCATCATTGTGATGGGAATTTGTTACTCTTGTCATTGCTTTACCTCCTTTAAGTTCAGGTTCGTCTGACCCATCAATATTGAGTCTCGCCTGTTCTCCTGCTCTCGCAGATGCAACTAAGGCGAGATGGTTGATGACGATATTCGTCTGAATTGCGTCGTATGATTCTCCATTCCACACGCCCGACTCCTCGACCAAATCGAGATTGTATCCCAAGGACAATTCTTTGAGACCGCATTTCTTCATCGAGTCTGTGTCGTGGATGATGATTTCGGCTCTGACATCTTCGCCGTCCTCATAGCCATCTGAAAGTATGGTTCCTATCTGCTCCTTTTCAACATTGTTCTTGTCCACGACTCCTGCCTCGTGGGTAATGATGATAGGTTTTCCTCGATAGGTCTTGAGTGATTTCTCATCAAAAACATACTTTGGAAGTCGCAACTCCCTCCGGATACTGCCATCGGGTTTTGTATATTCAAATATTCCACAGGATGTCAGTATCGGGTGGTCTACCAAATATCCTTCATCTGTGAAGTAAGTTGAATCATTCTTATCGAGTCTTATACTATCTAATCGCTTGACTCTTTTCAGTTTTGGTGCATCTCTTGTCTCCATCTTTCTTTTTCCTCCTTTTGTTTGCAATCCTTTCGCATTTAGCTACTCGTCCGATGGCAATTTCTGCGGTTGGGTCTGAGTAGCCTTCCTTGTTACTCATCGGGCTGACCGCTGTCTGCGGTTCCCGACATCAGCTTAGTAATCTCAAGAGTCAAGTTCTGGATATGCTCAACTTTGTCAAGCCTAATCATCTCAAGAATCTGAGCAGCACTCTCCATCCCATCGGTTTGTGATACTGCTGATATTTTGTCTGTGTAGCTGATGACTGCCTCTGCCTCCTCTTTTAATGCGGTGCATAGGTTTTTTATTGTTTCCTCCATAAATAACACCTCCTGCCTTTGTCTGCTTATTATTTGATAGATACAGAAAAACTCTCATCCTCCTCGATTGGTAGGTTGAGAGTCTCTCGATTGAATACAGGTCTGCCGATACATCTGCATTGATAATCTTCTCCAGGATGGCAGGCTCTGCCATCTGAATTTTCCGGTGGGTCGTTCCAAGAGAAAGTCCTGCCGTTTAGTGCTGCGTGGCTCTTACGAACCCTTTCATCTCCTGTGGTACTCCAAATATATTCCGTGATACCTGCATCCACCTGTTGATGCCGTTGTATCTGCCCATTCAGTTTTGCCGTTTGATCTTTTGCAATCAGAGTGGCATGTCGTTTGCTCACACCGTAGGTTCTCTGAATATCCTTAACCATTTGTGTCGTTGTCCTGCCATTCACATAGCCGTCATACACAACATCTTCCATCTTGTCGAGAGTCTCGCTCGGTATTGTGGAGATGAGGTCAACATTCTCAGTAACCCACTTGAGCAACTGTTCTTGATAAAATTCTCCGAGGTAATAATCTTCTCGGATGTCTATACCAAGCGTAGCCTTAATTGCTTTCTTCCATTCATTGACCGTCAACTTGCGGTTAAGATTGGCAAGAGACTCAAGTTTCCTCCTCAGTCCAAATCCGACTGTCTTTTTAACGAGGTTGTTTCTCATCTCTGTGAATAATTCGCTGACCTTTAACATCAAATCAGTAGCAGCGTCCGTTCTGCGGTTCTCTGCCACCAATTCATCTCTGTTTTCCTTGTACGACTCCTTGAGTTTTGGGAGATTTTCTTCCAACTCCTCCTTGAGAAGTCGCATATACTCATTTGACATTCGGATGTATTCACGCTCTGCCGACTCCGGTATCTGTGGCAGGTACTTACTATATAACCTGTCGTGTCCGTAGAACTTCTTGCTGACCTTTTGGATTGTTCGTTTTCTGATTAACTCCTTATCCATAAGCAATCCTCCTATCTGAGTGCATCCTCAAGCATATCAAGGGATTTTTCAAACGGAGGAAACAGGAACTTATTTCTGAGTTCCTCAATCGAGAGCCATCGTTCATTGAGCATCTCCCCGCCGTCAGCCTTCGGTGTTCCTGTGAATTGGTCTGTGAAATATACCATAGTATCGCAATAACGCCCTGTGCTGCTTTTGTAAACACCCAAAGGTAGAATGTTTAAGGGCACAATATCAAACTCCTCCTGTGCCTCTCTGAGAGCCGCATCTTCCGGAGTTTCTCCTTCCTCGATGTGACCTCCCGGTCCGCAGATGCCTTCAGATGACCTTCGACTAGCACATAGAATTTTGCCATCCTTGACAACTAGGATTGCCGCAGCCGTTACATCCTCTCCATCTTCAACTTCGCTCTTGAATTGCAAATCAAAATCATCCGTTTCAGATGTTCCTGACATTTGTGTCGGGAGGAAAGTATCTTCCGGCAGGTTAAGGTCATCTTCCGTGATAACTTCCTCAATATCAAATTCTCCCTCTGTTGCGAGGGATTTTCTTACTTCTGATGGGTCAAGCACACCGCTGTCGATATAGATTTGAGCCGTCTGTGCTTTTGTCTGCTCGGTAGCCGCCTTCTGTTGAGCTATTGTTGCCTGCTCTGACTCAGATAACGACCACAAGGCAGCGAACTTCATTTTGTACTTAGGAATTTCCGGTATCTTACCTTCAATCATTCCCTGCTTGAGTATCAAGTCTATGAGCGTTCTGGCATTTGCCTTCATATTCTGTTTCTGAATGTTCTCCACCATATTGTAGAAGTTCTCAAGGTCACTCTCGCCTGTGGAGTTCATGCCCGCAGGGGAACGACCAAACAAAATCGTCTGAGGAATATTGGTTACTGCCGACAACATATTGCAGGTAGTGTCGATTACATCCTTCACGCCAGACATCGGGAGCGTTTTGTAATCATAATCTTCTCCGTCGTTGTCAATAGCGATGGAATTAAGAATGCCTCTCGCCATATCAATAACCTGTAATCTTTGGAGAACCTTATCTTCTCCGGAGTCTGTGCTGAGCAACTGTGCAAGGTTCTTCATCTTGTAAATAGCCTGCACCGACCTCTCAAGTAATTTAACACCGTCCTCGTGAGAAGTTACGCACTCTCTCAAGGCTCTGCTGATTTTAACATATTCCGGCATACCCCAATATCTGTACAGAGTATTTGTCGTGTGTTCCGGAAGTCTGCCGTTTCTGAATATCAAGCATCTTGAGTAATGGACCTTGAAATATCCATACATCGAATAGATGTGATAATACTCCGGCTGACCGAATGGAACATCATTATCCAAACTATCGTTGAAGCGGAAATTATACATGGTCGTATAATCTGCCTGCACAACCGCTCTTTCAAATACCCTTAGTTCTTCAATGGTCGTCACATTATTCCAATCAAGAGGTTCTTCCAACCCTCTGCCGTCATCGCATAACATAACAATAAGTGAGCCACCATACAGTCTCGCCCACTTCTCTGCCGTAGCAAACTTGTCCTCAAATTCCAATTCATCCAATCGGTAATCCACATATTCGGATATATCTTCATCTCCAAAGTCGATATCAAATCCGTGTTTGACTGACTCCTCAGATGGACGGTCGATAATTTTCGCAAACAAACCATTCCCTTCATACAGTCTGACAAGTTCCAAATCTGTGACAGTCTGCTCTGCTGTGTAGCCGTATGCTATCGAGTTGTCTTGCCCTGTACCATATTTATTGAGTAGGTTCGTGTATCCATCCTGTCGGAATTGGTTCTGAGTGCCTTCGATGATTGCTGCTCCTCGTCTCAACTTGGTTAGTTGGTCGAGTTTCGCTTTCTGTTGTTCATCCACTTGTCTGTTCTCCTTCCTACAAAAAGAAAACAGCCTCTCGGCTGCCTGTCTGTTTGCGATATTTCTTTACAATAGAGCATCTATGTCAAAATTGCCATCCGTGAGTTCATTGAAAGCATCGGATGATGCATCAACCATATCGTCGTGCTTTGACTCCGGGAATGATTCTAACTGATTGAAATAATCTTCGTTCCAAGGTGCAACCAAAACATCAATAAATCCATTCTGCCATTGTGCGGCAAACGGTGTTGCTCTGAGTTGCTTGCTGCCGGATACCGACTCCTTCTTAACATCAAATCCCGATAGATTATTGAGATACTGTTTTGCAACAATCTTACCTGCGGCTCCGGGGTCTTGAGGAAGTCTCACTCGGTAATTGTAACCATATTTGTTACGGTCTGAGATTGCTGTCATCTGAATAAGTTTCTCGACATCACCTGCTTTTATCTGCTGATTGATAACATCGGCAACGATGAATCTGCCATTCTTTCTTCTTCCGATGAGAACTCCTGCCGTATAGTCGGCATCTCCATTCTCATCTTCATCTGTGGCAGCCAAATCCCACGCACGACACCAATACAATACATCGTCCGGTATCTGTGTGAGGTATCCATCCACAGGTATCTGAGTTCTTTTGAAGAACCTTCCTGCCTGTGCCTTGATTTTCCAGTTGCCATATAGCAATCGTTCCATATCGACCTCGGTCATCGCCTTCAAGTTGGATAGATAAGACGGGTCTGATTGCATCAGTATCTTGTTATCCTCAAGACGACTTGCGATAAAGGTTACGCTTTTACAGTCGGTAGAGGGAATATTGTATTCCTTTTCCAATTCTTCCGGTGAGTCTCCCCAACGGATAACATTGTTTAGAACGCACATATACCGGACAATACCACTTCGTTCTCGGATAGGGTATCCGGTATCTTGGTCTATCCACCAACTGATAAATTCTGCCACCCAACTGTCTGAGTCCGGGTTGCAGGTACATCGTACATACGGCTTTACACCGCAAGTACTTCGGTTTCGCGAAAGCATATACAGGAACTGATGCTTGGTAAAATGTGTCAACTCATCGAACCCAAGGTACGCAATTTCTGTACCTTGCCAAGCCTGTAAATCTTCCTCTCTATCCAAATGAGCGAAATGTAACTTCGCCCCACTGTAAAATCTCCAATGGTACTTAGGTGTCTTTCTTGAGTGAGCATCAGGAACTTGGGAGAATATCTTATTGCTCGCATCCCACAAACCACCTTCTGCCGTAATCTGTGTGAAGTTCTTTCGGAAGATAACTCCACCAAATCCCTTGACATCCTTGTGTCTGAGTGCCTCCAATAGCAAGGCGTATGTCTTTCCTCCTCCGGCAGCACCTCCATATATGACAATATCCGCTGATGATGCCATAAACATCGTCTGCGGTCCTGCCTGTGGTCCGAGTATATTGGGTTTCGGTGTATCTCTGCCATTGTCGGGTATGAGGACTGTCGGAAACTTAACCTCAACCAAATTAGAGTCTTCATCTTCAAACATTCCGAACCTATTGACTTCTCCTGTCAGTTCCCCAATCAATCTGATTGCCTGTGTATCTCCATCTACCATTGCCCTTTGCATCAGTCGAACTACCACGGCGGCTTGATAGGTCATATCATTTTCTT